AAAAATAATAAAATATATAGTAAATAATTAAAATTAAAATGGAATTAGGCACAATTAAATATAATATTATATTATAATATTATTATATTTATTTTTTCTGCATTTTATATATTATAGAAATAATATATACTATAGAAAAAAAACTATTTAAATAAATAATTATTATCTTATGTATATATATATAGAAATGAAATTCAACCAACTACCAAATGATATTTTAGATTTAATTTTTGAAATGAAAGAGCAAAAAGAGAAGGAAGAAAAAGAAATTAAATATAATAAAAATAAATTTAACTTTGTAATAAAAGAATTAAAAGAAAAACATAAAAATGTATATTATGATTTTTTAGAATATCAGCACCATACATATGCAACCTATGAAGATTATACAGAATATATTAATTATTCTTATTTAAATCATAGTAATAATATAAGTCAAGCAATATTAAATGAAAAATTAGAATTATATAATGAAGATATAAGAATAAATATGATTACTAAACATAATTATAGTTTTAAGTTAATAAATGCTGTAAAAAAAGAGTATGATAAAAAAAAAAGAAGAATGACTTTTAATAAATTTTATTTTAAAAACTATAACAAAATATTTAATAAAATGATGCAGGAATTAGTAAATTCAATATATGCCTAAAAATAATAAAATATAATATAGAAATAAAAATTAAAATGGAATTAGGCACAAATTTAAAAAATATAAAAAATTATACTTTTTAAATTCTATTTACTAAAATTAAAATGAATATTATATATTATAGAAATTCTATTTTATAATTACTTAAACAAATAATTATTATCTTAGGTAAGTATATATATATTATAGAAATGGAAATAAAATATAAAGTAAAAGAAAATTTTTATAAAGATACAAATAAACAAGTTTTAGAATTATCTTTAAAAGAAATTGAAAAGAGCAATATTACAACTTATAGTGAGTTTTATAAAGGTTCTGACTTTGTAAAACCTTATTTTGATTTTGATATATCAAATGTAAAAGATAAAAATATATATAATAAAACAAGAAATAAAATAAAAAATGATTATTATGAAATTATTAAAGATACATTTGAAGATAGTTTAAATGATAATTTTACTAATGATACAAGAAAAGAAATAATTAATAATATAGATATTGCTATTAGTGAAAGTTCATATTATAATGCAGAAAATGACAATAAAATTAGTATTCATTTTGTTGTATGTGGTTTAAATTTAAAAGCATCTGAGATTGTTCCTTATTGTAATGATTATAATTATACTGAAGATAAAATTCCTTTTTTTGAATATTTTGAAGGTTTAGATACATCAGTTTATAGAGCAGAAGATAAAACAGGAAATATGAGAATGATTAATATGAATAAACCTAATAAAAAAACTAAATTAAAACCTGTAAATTATAAAGATGATATAACAAAACATATTATACAACATTTAATAGATGGTTCAACTGAATATAATAAAATTGTTATAGATTGGAAAGCAACAGAAAAAAAAAACAATGAAAATATAATAAATGAAAAAAGTTTATTATATGAAAAAAATAATAAAGATATTTATCATTTAGATGATTATGAAAAAAGATTTTTATATATTATAGATCCTAATCAATATTATAGTTGGTTTAGGGTATGTATTATTTTAAGATCATTAAATTGTAATATGTCTGTATTTTTAAATTGGTCTTCTACAAGTCCAAAATATAAAATGTTAGAAAATGAGAAATTATGGAATAATTGCAAAATTGTAGAAACTGTCGGAATTGGTAGTTTATATTTTATGGCGAATTCTGAAAAATACGGAAATCCTGCGGAATATAAAAATATAATTGAAAAAAAGAATTATAATAAAACAGAAAAGAAAAATAAAGAATTATATAAATTTGTAATTCCTGAATCTGAAATAAAAAAATTACTTGAAAATTGTGATAATGATGATATAGATATAAATAATATAGAAAGTTTAATTAATGCTTCAAATTATGATATGAAAGATGAACTAGTTAATTATTATAAATATAAACCAATATTAGAAAATATAATAGAACCTGATAAAAAAATTAATGTAAAAAAATTAGATATTATGGAAAATAATAAAGTAATAAAAAATATTATTGATGAATGTCCTAATAAAAAATATATAATTATTAAATCAGATACAGGAACAGGTAAAACAACATCTATGTTAAATTATTTTGAAAAAGAACAAGAACAAAATAAATTTTTATCTGTAGTTTCTAGGATATCATTAGGAGAATCACAATATAAATTAATTATTGATAGAGATATTAGAATTAGAATGTATAATAAACATAAATTAGTAAATGAAGATAATATTATTATACAATTAGATAGTATATGTAATAAATTATATAAAATAGATTATACTAAATATGTTATATATTTAGATGAATTTAGTAGTATATTAGAGCATTTGCATAATTCAACTACATTAAATGATAAACGAGTTGGTGTATATAAACGATTTTTAAAAATATTAAGAAATTGTAAAAAATGTGTTATGGTAGATGCTGATATAGATGATATATGTATTAGATTTATAAAAGCATTATCTAATGATGTTTATTTTATTGAAAATACATATTTAAATAATAAAGGTGTTGAAGCGGATGAGGTTGAAAATTATGAAGATATAATAAATAAAATGAAAGATGATATTTCAAAAGATGGTTTTTGTTGTTGTTGTGATTCTAAAAATGTAGCAACTGATGTATATAATAATTTAATACAAGATAATCCAGAATTTAAAGATCAAATTTTATTAATTACAGATGAATATATCGGATATATTGATATGGATAGTGTAAAATGTATTATATATTCTCCTAAGGTTATTTATGGAATTGATAGCACTATTAAAAGAAATGTATATTGTATTTATAAAGAACATACTATATCACCTAAAGCAATGTATCAACAAATTAGCAGAACAAGAGATATTAAACATTTATATTATTATTTTCAAAAAAAAAAGTTTCAATATGGATGGTATGCAAATCTAAAAGAAATTGAAAATGAATTTAATGAAGCATTAGACTATTGTAAGGATATAGTAGAATTTGAAGATGAAGATAATTTTACAAAAAATTTATATTGTGATACTTTAAAATATTATAAGTGGAACGAAGACGCATATAAAACAAATAAATTTAGTCATTTATTAAATATATTAGAAAATAAAGGGGTTATACATAAAAACCAAGTATTAAAATTAAATAATAAAAAAGTATTTTTAGAATACCAAAAAGCACAAAGACAATTAACATTAAATAATTTTGATCCTGATAATATATTTGTTAAAAAACAAAATGAAAAATTTTTAAAAATGACACAAGAAGAAGTTATAAAATATAAAGAATTATTTTTAGATAATTATAAATTATCAGCACATTTTTATTTTTGTAAATACTTTTTTAAAGATATTGATTTTGTTGATGAAGTTCAAAAAGTAAAAGATTTTAATATAAATAAAATTTCATCAAGTGTATATAAATTATATTTTCTTAATAAAATACAAAATTTATTTAATCTTAAAAAAAATAATATAAGTATTGATATAAAACAAAATTATAATTTAAGTTATAGTCAATTAAAAAATTTAGATAATGAATATAATATTATATTTAAATTAAAAGATAAAAATGCAACTTTTACAAATCCTCAAGGTGTAAATTCTATTATTGCTAAAATGTTTAGGTCTTGTTTCGGTGGTGATAGTTTAATTACAACAAGAAAACAAATAAATAAAGTTAGAACATATCAATATTCATTTAATGATAAATATTTTGAATATCATATGAATATATATAATATTAGAAAAGTTTTATATAATCAAAGAGTTCAAGAACAACAAAATAGTATTAATCCAAAAATTAAATATTTTGATTGGATTAAAGATAAATTTATACCTGAAGAAGTATTTTATGATACAGATGAAGAAGAATATAATATTTTAGATAAATAAAATATATATAAGAATAAAATTATTATCTAATATAAGTATATATATTATAGAAATGAGTATCCAATTAGAAATAATTGAAAAATATGAAAAATTAAAACAACAAAGAAAAGATGCAAATAAAAGATATGTTTTAAAAAATCAATCTTCTGAAGATTGGAAACAAAAAAGAAAAGAATATTATCAATTAAATAAAGATAAATTAAGAGAAAAAAGCAGAAATAATTATAATAAATATTATGAAAATATAGAAAATAAAAATAAAAAAAAAGAATATTATGAAAATAATAAAGAGATGATTAAAATAAAAAATTCTTATAACTATTACAAAAATAAGAATACTATTAATATATTTATAGAAAAATATCCTGATAGATTTAAAAAATTACAAGAAATAAATTATGTATAATATTAATATATGAGTTATTTATATTTAAAAATGTTAAATAATAAAAGTTTTTTAGAATTATTAAAAGAATATATTAAAAGTTTAGAAGAAGAAGAAGAAGATTATTTTACTGATTCAGATTCAGATTATGAACCTGATTCTGATACAGATACAGATTAATAATTTTATTTTTAATTTTAAAAATAAATTTATATATTTATACACTTACTACAACTGAACCATCTTTAGAAATCATTATTTTTCTATTATGTGCTACAAAATTACACCATAATTTATCTTTAGAACCTGTAGCATCATAATTACACATAATATTAAAATCTTTATTTCTTGCATCATATACTCCGCCATTTTTCGCAAATTGCCTACCTAAAATAAAATTCTTTTTATGTTTGGATAAACTCAAAGGCATTATATTAGCACTTCTTAGTGCTTTTTCTATACCTAATAAATGAGTGCCTACAGTCGCAGGAGAATTATTATTCATATTAGAAACATTAATAGGTCTTTGCGGTTGATTCTTTTCATAGAAATACTGATAATCTCGCATACCATCATATATACCAACTACACCTGATCTAGTGGATTTATCACCAGTTGAAATAGTATATGTATCAGATGCAGAAACTTTAGATAATGCTGAATAATTAGTAGTATCTGTAGGAACTGATAAAATACTAAAACATCTACTATTTTGAATTGGTAATCTCATATTTAAGACTACATCACCTTTTAATGCTGAATATCTATAATTTTGGATACTGTTAATATCATATACAAATTTACCCTGTTCGTTCATTGCTTTCATTATCATATTTTCAATATTAGTTTTTAATTTTACTGATTGGACTACTAAATCAACATTAGAAACGGTAAAAGTTGGAGTTAATGCAGTTGCTTGAGAAAATAAATCATCATATAAAAAGTAATCAGTATCTACATCAAAACCCGAATCATTAGTCATAGTTTCACTTAAACTAATTTCTACTAGTTTTTCATCTGTAGCATCATTATCAACAATAGATATACTACCAACTTTAGGAGCAAATTCAGAACCATCCGCTTTTTTTTCAAATTTTGTATCTTGTGATTTATCAAATTTAGTTAAATTAAATCTACTACCAACTCGTAAAGGTATATTATCTAATTCTAACATATTATTAATAGTTGCTTTAAAATATAAATCATCTACATCATCACCATCTTCTAGATCGTCTCCTGCTTTATTTTTTCCGTAAAATTGTAATCCTCTTTTATATGTCGTTCCAGATTGATAATAATTAGTGGTTTCTAATGTTTCATATGGTATAACATTATCTTCTAATGTAATATTTACAGTTAGACCACCTAATAAAGCATTAGGGATAATATGATCTGAACCAAATAAACCTGTATGTAATCTTAATGAAACTTTTGCTTTACAATAATCATCATTACTAAAAGAACCATCAGCAGTATTTAAATAATATGGATTAGTTTTACAATCATTATAATCAGGTTCTACTCCTGCATCATCTACATTATTTAATAAATTTTTATTAATTGGAATACATCCTTCAGTTTGTCCTCTTCGTTGTCTTAAAATTTGATTATCTTCATAATCGTAAATAATACCAACATATTTATTATAGTCAGTAATCTCCTCTACTAACGTTTGATTATTATTGCAATAAATAGAAATATTTTTAATTAATACTTGACCTCCTAGTTTATGGTCTAATGATAATCTTGTATTAGCATCTCCTGTAATAGTATTTTGAATTTTAACTTCAAAATTTAAATATGTATTTTTTGGATCAATAAATTCAACACTTTCAGGAATTTCTATTTTAATTAGATTACCTGCTCCATATTCTAAACTTTGATCTGATCTTACGACTGTTGATACTTGTTGGCCTATATCTACTTTATTATCGGGGCTCCAATATGACATTTATATTATATATATATAATCTATATAATATATTTTTTTTAATAAAATAAAAAATAAATTTCAATTATTTAATTTAATATGATTGTGTTTGTATTGTAGGAATTACTCCAGCAGTTTGTGCTGTTGCCTGAACTGTAGGTGCTTGAATTTCAGGTTTGTCTTCTGCTGCTTTTGCTGCTTCTTTTTTTGCTTCATCTTTTTTTATTTCTGCACCTCCTGAAAATAATCCTCCTATTAAATCTGCTACACCTCCTATAACTTGTAAAGGAACACCAACAACAGCACCAACACCAGTCATATCTAAAGCAGTTCCGATTGTTTCTGCTCCACCTCCAACAATAGAAGCAACATTTCCGACTCTTTCGGCACCGTTCATTCTATGCCATCCTCCGTGCTCGTCTGACATTATACCCATTGTTAATCCTGCTAATCCTGCAGCACCACCTGCCATACTTCCAAGTTTTCCTGCTGTCTCTTCTGATATTTCCATTGCTGATGCTATTTTAGATCCTATACCTCCAGTTTTTTTTGGTGCTCCTGCTTCGTCTAAACCTGCTTCAAGTGTTCCTACTTGTGTTTTAGGTTCTTCAACAGGTTCTGCTCCTCTTACTTCATCGCCTTCATCTTCTTTAGCACTTTGCTGTGCTTGTTGTTGTGTTTGTGGTCCTTGTTGTGGTCGTTCTTCTTCGGGTTGTGCTGTTGCTTGTGGTCTTGGATTGTCTGCGTGTCCTAGTGGTTGTGCTGAATCACCACTTAATGCAGGACTAGGTTCATTAGCACCAGGAATAGGCATATTATTTATTCTATCTTTAGTTCCTTGTTCTACTGCTGATTCTACACTAGATCCTAATCTTTCTGCTACTCTAGCAGATTTTCTACCTTTACTAAATGTAGCATAATTTTTAAATGCTCCACCAGTTCCAACAATACTTTTACCTGTTAAAATAGTATCTTTAATAGCATCCATATCAGTTGTTGATTCTGCCTGACCTGTTGCTTGTTGTCGTCTTAATTGCATAGTATCATTTATATTTCTAATATTTCCTACAGCATCATTATAATTACTAATATAATTATTTGATTGTGCTAAAGCATTACTAACTCCGTAAAGATCCATTATTTTTATTATATATATATATATAATTTATAATAAAAATTATTTAATAAAATTTAATTTTATTTAATTCTTTTATTGAATGATATCCAAGCGTGTGCGGGGTTTTCATCAAGACGTAAATATAAAAAACTATAAGGTTCAAAATTTATTGCTTCATTATATAGTCTTAAAAATTCTTTATCACCTCCAAACATTGGAGCATATTCTTCAGTTATTTTATTTAGTTCATTATCATTATTTTGTTTTGTTATAATTACACTTGTAGCATTACTCCGAATAATAGGTGATAAAGAACGAAATGCCTGTGTTGTTATGACGTAAAAAATATTGTAATGACGGAAGCGAGACGCTAAAAAGGACAATTCATTGTTTTTGCGAAATCCTGTTGAGAGGATATCATCTGCAATTAATGCTAAATGTGGCATTTTAGAACGATCACCGAATTTTTTCTGTTTTTCTATTATTTGTTTAATCATACCATCGCTATATTCTGATTTATATTCAAATGTATCCCTCATAAACCTCATTGTATAATCATTTAATATTGTATTTGAAATTACGAGCAATTCCTGAAAATAGTCAGCACCATAAAAAGATGGGTTTAAAAATAAATTACTAATTATAGTTGATTTTCCACTTTTTACACTTCCTATAATTAATAAACAACTACTATAAGGATTTGGTAAAGGTTCAGGATAAGGTTTTAAAATCATTTCTTTAGGATCTTTAACTTTTAAAATTTTTAATCCTTTTGTATCTTTTTTATCTTTAGATTCCATTATATTATATTTTTAGATAATAAAAAAAAAATATCTATAATAAATATATAATTATGCCTACTTTAAAAACAGTTTCCATAGATAAAAATGGATACATAAAAGTAATTGAAAAAGAACCTGAAGTTAAACCTAGTGAAATATTTGAAGGTATTAAAGATAAAAAAAAGAAACCAAAAAAAAAACCTACTAAAAAGAAACCTAAAAAGAAACCTAAAAAAAAAAATGATTGTGGATGCAAATAATGCCTAATTCCAATTTAAATTTAATTATTACTATATATTTTATTATTTTTAGGCATTTTTTAATGCCCGTTATCTAAACTTTTACAGTATGTTTCCCATAATCTTACACATCTATTTAAATCAGGACACCAACTAAAACCACACGAAACACAGCATCCGTATTCATCATAAGGATTTGGAGGTTGTCCTATTATATCAACAATTTGAATAATTCCAAATATTAAAAGTTCTTTAATCATATATATTAATATTATATATATTATTAATTACCATAAAAAATTATAACTCCAATAATTTGCAGTATCTTTTAATTTATATGTTAATTGTCCTTGTTTATTTTTAATTCCTGCTGCTCTTGCTCTATAACTTCTTCTTTGTTCTTTTGTTGCTGTTCCGCTTTTCCAATCGTCCATACCTTTATAACCAAATCCTAATTTTTTATATCCTTTTTTATTATTAGATTTTACATATACAAAATATTTATATCTTGAATTTGTTTTATTTTTCCAAGGTTTATATAATATTGGTTTTCCTTCTTTTGTTAAAGGCATTTTATAATATATATTAATATTATATATATTATTAAATTTAAATAATTATAATTTATTTATAATAACATTCTACTCTTCCATCTTTTAATATTGCGTGTCTTTGTAATTCTAACCAGCAATTTTGCGTATATACTTTACTTCTACTAGTATAATTAGCATATTGATTATTATCTATACTAGTATTTTCAAATTCTATATCAATACCATTGCTATTAACTCTAGAACCATCTAATTTAGCACATACCCAGAATAATTGACCTGATAAATTATGATTTTCATTACTTACATTACTTAACCAATTCTTTTCTACAGTTGCTTTATCCTGTTTTGAATAATGACCTTTATTAACTCTAAAAACTTTTCCTTCTGCTTGGTAAATATCATCCATTAGTAAAGAATCATTAACTCTATCAATAGGATATAAATATTTATCATTATATCTAACATTCCAAACAAAATTAGAATCTTTAATATTGCTACTTCTCGTTCTCATACCTCTAAATTTATTTAATATAGATAATGATGTTAATCTATATATATCATTACTTTTTTCATCAGCAGTAGAACCACCTTTAGTGGTATAAACTCCAATATCTTCTAATCCCATAATTACCTTATTACACATTAAACCAGCACCGCCAACATTACGAACATTTTTAGTAATAATACCGCCATATTGTCCTGCAACATCTGCTGAACCTGTTGCGGTTATAGTTTGTTGAGATAGACGATAATCTAAATAATCCCATTGATACTCTTTATTTTTTGGATCATTTGCATATGCAGTCATTAGTTCAGCATCCATAAAAACATAATCAGCACATAGTTTAATTTCAGTAGTATTAATTAAACTTGGTCTAGCATTAGCAACAGCACCACCTGAAATTCTATTCGTATTAAATGGATATTTATTAAAATGAATTTCTATATTTATTTCTTCTTTACACATTAAAAGTGGAAATTGTTTAGATTGAGAAAAGAACGGAAATAACTCAAATAATTTTAAAGCATATACAGACTCATATACACTGCTTTGATGACCTCTATAATGTTGAATTTGGTTAGCATTAGAAGTAGTTAAAGGACAACCATTATTTAAACTTAAACTAGTTGCTTTATTATTTTCATCTACTTTATTTTTATCATATTGATAAACTTCAGATAAATTATACATTTGACCTGTTAAATATTGATTTTTTTCAAAATTTTCTGTAGGTGAATTAAACATAGATTTATAAGCAGAAAAACTTGAAAATTCTCTAATTTCTGAAACTACTTTAGCACCAAATTTTAAAATTACTGTATGAATTAATTGATTTGCACCAATATGAGGAGCAAAATAAGAAACATCACTATTTGAATTATTTTTAATACCAACCATTAAAGCACTATCAGAAGATAGAAAACCTTTATTAGTTAATGTAAAACGAGCAAACCCTCCACCTTGAGAACCTCCGGTATCATTGATAACAACAGGATCATTAATTTCTGAATCTATCCTCTGTGAATAATCAGTTTCAAACGGTTGTATATTTGCTAAATCTGGAATACCTGACATTATTATATTATATATATATAATCTATATAATATAATTTATTTAATTAAAAATAAAAAATAATTTGAAAATAAATTTAATCTTGAACCGTTAAACCTTGAGCGTTATATACTAAAGTAGATTCTTTATGAACGAAAACAAAAACGGCATTTGGTTGATTGCTTGTAAGGTCTAAATCCATCTGAACGCCAAATAAATTAGAACCGCTAAAATCAACACTTCCACCTCCTGCATAATCATAATTACAACCTACAGTAAATATTGGTCCTCCGTCCGTCTGTTGATTTAATGAAACACCTCCATTATATCCAGACCTATTACAATTATTACTTGTTAATTGTGTAGATTCATAAAATATTCTTTCACTATCAGTAATAAAAGAACCAAAAGAATTTTTAATATTTGCTGAATCTAATTTATTAATATTAGCATCATTTTTATAATTAGTATCTTGAATATATCTAAGTGGATATCTTTCTCCATTCTTTAAAAATACTATACTTCTAATATTTGCTAAACTATTATTAGAATTTAAAGGCATTGTTATAGCATTACCATCTTTTGCTAAATTATTTAGATCTCCATCTCTTATAAATGATAAAGAAACTGCTTTAACTCTAGATGCTCCTAATTGGAAATTTAATATACCATTAGTAGAATTAATCGTTTTGTAATGTCCTGCAAAATTTTGATAAGATAAAGTTTTATTAGGTGTTTTACTTAATTCTTGAATATCTTGAGGAGTAAGAGGATTAACTTCACAAGTTAATTTTAATTGAGATAATAAATATTGTGCGTTGCTTACATCATTTCCCGCACCTGATAAATCTTTAGTAGTATCTTGATTAATACAATTATAAAATTGTGCGTCAGAATTTAGATGTAAATCTATTTGAATTCCGCCTATCCCTGTTTGTCCGTCTAAATTAATAACTGAACTTGTAGAAAGGAAACCTGAAGGAAGATGTAAAGAAAAAGTATTTGTATTTACATTATTATCTCCAGTTGCTACAACTTTACCATCAATATTACAAATTTTATTTAAGAAATAATTAGGATTAGTTTGTTCTGTTTGAGATTGAAATCCTATAGAATCATTTAATGATGTGGTATAAGATTTATGAGCGGAAACAAATCTAGAAACGTGGTGTAAATGCTCTATAACCTGTCGCCCTTTAATACTAGTAATAACAATTTGATCTATGCATCCTAAAATACCATTTCTCATTGTGCTATTTAATTGATCTCCTACCGCAATTTCGGTAGATCCATCTTTTGTATGTTCTATATTACCATTAATTACAACAGTGCGACCTCTTAATAATGCTGATTGTTCCGAAATAATAAATGATACAACAGGCATACCCTGACGAATGGATACTTTGCCATTTGGACTAACATTTTGAGGTGATATCTGCAGATTTCTAAAAACTGGAGTATTTGACATTATTATATTATATATATATAATCTATATAATATAATTTATTTAATTAAAAATAAAAAATAATTTCAAATTATTTTTATGAAGATTTATCTTTTCAAAATAATTAATTAGTAATTGTATCAGTTAATAAATATAAATCAGATATATTAATAAAAGCATATTGTTTATACTCATATTTTCCCCTATCTTTTCTTCCTCCTTTTTTTATTTTATATTTATCTTTTTCAAAATCAAAACAATATAATCCATCTTGAAATAAAAATAAAAATTTATATTGTTTATTAGATGTATCTTCCTCTGCAATTTTAATTTTATTATATCCTACCATAGTATCAGGATATTTATTATATTTATTATTACGAGTTTTTAATTCTATATTATATTCATTATTACTAAAATCAAATTCACAATTTTTAGAATTACAATTTAAATTATATTCTAAAGTATTATTTAAATAATCTAATACTTTATTTTCACATTTGATGCCTAAATTATAATCTTTATCAAATTTTTGTTTATACATATATATAATAACAAAAGATAAAAATCTATAATATACGAAAATGCCTAAAAAGAAATAATAATAGGCAGATATTTTATAAAAAATGCCTAATTCCATTTTAAAAGTCATAATTACTTAATATATTACTCTTTTTAGGCATTTTCTTTTGTATATATAATTTAATCTTCTCTTAAAACTTCCAATTTACAATTTAACATATCATATCTAAATAAACCTGTTCTGATCTTACAATGATAATTAACTTTAGTTTCAGGTTTATTTTCATTTTTAATATCAACAATAAATTTTTTTTTCATTTTATTATCTGTATTTAATATTTTTATTGCTTTTCTTACTGAACTAATATAACCATATTTAGATATCTCTTCTGCAAGTTTTTCAATTTCATCTAAACTATTAAAAGTAGAATGTTCTAATAAAAAATTATTATTACAATAATTTAATATTCTTTTAGCAGATAATATTGTATTATTTTTTTCTCTAATAGTTAAAATTTTATTACAATTTTCATTTTTTAAAAATGATCTTAATTCTTTATTATTTTGAATATTATAATTATTTTTTTTATTTGTTATCTTAAATTTTCTAAAATTTTTATTTATATATTCTATAACTTCTTTTTTACTGAGTTCTCTATCAATTATAAAAGTATCATCTAAATGTTTAAAAATATCAATTAATTCTAATTTACTAAATGATTTATGTATTTTCATATATATAGATTAAATATATAAAAAAATTTTCTATTATATAATTATATGAATTTATATAAACAATTATTAGAAAAACAAAGATTAGAACGAAATAAAAGAAGTTTAGAATATTATTACAGAAATAGAGATTATATTTTAAAAAGACAAGCACAAAAAAAATTATTACATCCTACTTATTATAAAGAATGGTATGAAAAAAATAAAATAGAATTAAATGAAAAAAGACGAATAAATAGAGGAGCATCTAAAAAAGTTAATAAAACTTATAATAAAAATACTAATTCTAATCATACCCCTTATAATAACCAAAAACCAAAAAAAGAACCTTGTTTTACATTATTTTTATAGTGCAAAATTAATCTAATCTTTAAATTTATATTTCTTCTTTTTTCTAGGTTTATTAATTTTATTAGGTTTTTCTAATTTAATTTTTTTATTTGCTAATTCAATTATTTCTTTAATTGTTTCTTCATAAGATTTTTCTTCAGGTTCGGTTTCTATATTTGCTACTTCTTCGGACATATATATAATTAAACTAGATATTTTTTATTTTAATTAGATAAAATAAAAATTATAATATAACTATATATATATATAATAATGTCTTTAATCATACTTTCTAATGATTATGAAACTGAAACCAATAAAGTTCAGACGGCGTATAATTGGCGTAATTATATGACAAACTCTATTAATATTAAAAAGAATTCAGAAATTGCTGTAGTATCTGCAAAAATTGTTAAAAATAATCAGATTATAGTTCCTAAAGATTTTCAATTTTATTGTTATTGGGGTAGAGGTTATGACGGCGATACTTTAGCAAATCAAAAATCTGTAAGAGCATTAATAAGAACAGATCAAAATTTAAATGATGATAATGTTAATTATAATACTTTAGCACAAAGTTTAACACAAGCATTAAAATATGGTTTTGTATATCCTAATTTGCACGAAGAATCAAAAGTAGAAGTTGCTTATAATGCTTCAAAATTATTTACAGGTTTTAAATATTATATAATAGATAAAGAAACAGATACAGATCAAGCAGGAGCATTAGATGATTTAGAATGGGAACATTTATATAATTTCGCTCATACTAGAGATGGTAAAACATATGGAGATATGGAATTTACTGATTCAAATAAAAGAATTACAGCAGGTGTAGATAGTATTTTTAATGTTATGCAGTATGATGCTAGACCAATGTCTTTAAAATCTGATGAATCAAGCGGAGGCGGTGAATGTCATTTTAATATAACAAATGTTTCTGTGGATTGGTGTGTAGGATTAAAAGCACCAGATCAAAGAGGAGGATTAAAACATCCTAGAAATAATGAAGGTGATTACGGATTTAGTGGATTTAGTGCTGCGTTAAGGTTTCCAAGTTCTAATTTATATAATATGTTAAAATTAAATAATTTTGATTTTGTTGCATATTGTCAAGTAGTAGGAGGTAAAAATAAATTATTTATGGCAACACTTATAGATAAAACATATTATCCAGTAGATTATTTTAGTGATAATGCTAATGTAAGTAAAACACAAGTAGAAATAACAGACCAAAAAATATTAAAATTTATTACACAAGGTGAAGAAGTAAGAGTAGCAATAACAGATAAAGACGGATTAAATGATAAAATGCTTGTAGATCAAACAATAAATTCTAAAAATAAATATAATTTTAAAGCAATTACATTAACTACTTGTGCTTTAGTTCCATTTGTTGGATTATATACTAAAGATGATTATGTTGTTATAGATCAATTAAATGGTGCAAAAATAGTTTATGAAGATACTGAAAATGGTTTCCAACCTAGAGAAGAAGATGAAGAAGCAGGACTATTTGCTAATCCTTTTGGATGTTGGGCGACAAGAGCAATATCAAATAATAATAGTCAAAATTTTACTGCTATAGAAAGACAATACGGATTTCAAAATAGAGAGGAATCATTTACAAGAAAATTAGATTTTTATGGTAATTATGATGGTGCTTTTATATTTTCTTCTTCTGATAAATCTTTACATAGTGCTAGAGGTATGGCAACATTAGGATTTGAAAATCCTATTACTAAAGATTGGACTCAATCAGGGAATCAACAATGGTTGATAGAATCATCAGTTAAACCTGAAACAGGAAATAAAAATTCATTATTTGTAAGGATAGATAATTTAACTACTAGATCATTTAATGCTGGATTACATAGTGAAAGTAAAATTATATATGCTTTACCTCGTTTTGGTAATGATTCAAACGGACAAGACGTAGGAGCATTATTTTTTGAACCTGGAGAAAAGACCTATATAGAATTAGGAAATACAAATGATATAAATATTAGTTCTTTAGACGTCTCTATAGTGAATGAAAATGAAACTTTAGCATATGATTTAACAGGTAAATCAGTTATAGTAGTTCATATTAGAACGAAGGGATCATAGATCCATTCGCACTGCTGAAAATCATTGATTTTCAGAACAAGTAAAATAAAATAACACATATTATACAAATTAACACAAAATTTTAATATTTTAAATAAAATTTATTATGTATTATAGATATATATAATGAATTTTGATAAGTTTATGCCAAATTTAAAATTAATACCTAATGAAATTAATACGTTTGCAGAAGATGATCTAGAAGTAGATGAAGTAGAAGAAGAAAAAAAACAGTATAATTCAGAGGATATATTTCAAAATAAAGAAGAAGAAGAAGTAAATGATATTAGTATAATGGAATCATTAAATAATATTCAACCTGAAGAAGAAGAAGAGGAAGAGGAAGAAGAGGAAGAAGAACTACCTGATTTATCAGTTAAAGCAGTTAAAGAAGTTAAACCAAAAAAAAAAAGAGTTATGAGTGAAAAACAAAAAGAAGCATTAAGAAGAGGAAGAGAAAGATC